TTGTTTGTCTTAAGATAAATGCCAGCTCATCTGATTCATACTGATCAATGTTGTCTGTAATAACAGATGATATAAGGTGCATTGCTTCAAATGGACTTTCTGAAAATTGAAAAGAAATGTCTATTGTAAATTTTAATAAAGTAAGAACTGCAGCCTTGGTATCTAGGTCTTGTCTGTTCCAATCGTCAATGCAGATCGCAAGATCTTGCATGACTGTATCGCATGTTTTTTTATCTAAAGAATCGGAATGTTTGTTTTTTTCTTTCATTATTTATATTTAAATTTAATAAAGTTAGTTTAGCATCTTTTACCTTTTCATCTATTTCAGATGGCAAGCTATCAAATGTTTTATCTAAAGAGTCTAGTAAAGACTCCACCCTTGTGACCAAATCTTTGGCCTCTCTTACATCTATTGTCATATCTTTTTCTCCAAAAAAAGGTGAAGTGTTTTCGACAATGCCTACACTTCAAAGACACTATGAAAGGGAAAGGGAATAACCTAAAACCTTCTGTCTATTAGTGAAGCGCTTTTAGACATGCCTGCGCTTCCAAGACACTTTACAGGACTAAGCACTGAGGGATAACTCTCACTAAAGCCCTTGTCTGTTTCCAACAATCGAGACACTTGCAGCAAACAACTGGTCTCAAAGTTGCTAATAAACCGGGAACGAATACCGGCATTGCTTAGGTAATATAGTCAACTGGGTTATAATTATCCCAATCGTTTTCTCTGAGATAATATTTAACGTTATCTCTAATAAGGCGAGGAGTAGCCAAGGCATAGCCCAGGTCAAGCAAAGCTTTGGATACTCGCTCGGTTGTTTCATCTACAGAATCGCCATCTCTCTTAAGTATGTCGACCTGGTTATGCAATTCCTTGATGAAATCCATTTACTTGTCCCAGTCAAACCCATCATCATCTGATGAGTCATCTTTTTTATCTGGGGCAGGTGCAGGGGAAGACGCCGATGAACTAGAAGCCCCTGCAGCGAACTTACTAATTACATTTTTGTCCTCCCACTTGGTTCCATCTCCTTTGTCTCTCCCCTCCTCCACTTTAAGCGTGGCATTAAATGGAACGTTCATCATGCTTTCTAAAGCTTCAAGGTTGAAGTTGTTGACATCGGGATCCATACCCATGGCTTTTCTCCAATTACGAAGTTTGCCCTTGGATACATTGAGACCGTTGCCTTCAAGCATTATGTTCTCCCAAACTTTTCTGCCAGCAAACTTGGGACCAATAACATCAAAGGTAAGACTGATCATCTTGTGACCAGAAGACTTTGCAGTTTTTGCTTCCCAGGTTTTACCAACCAATTCATATTCGCCGGCTGGCATAGGACCAATCGAGCTAGGGTCTAGCTCTTCATGATCAGTTAGATTAATTTCAAAATCAGACATTGTGTTTCTCCTATTTAGATTTTAAAGATTCTTTGAACGCAGTCATGAATGCACTCCACTCTAAGTCTAATGGGAGATTGCCCAAGTCGACTCTGGATTTTGCATCAAAGGCTGCAGCGTATTTGTGAAACAACTTTCGTTTGCCATATGACACACCTCTAGTTGTTTCCTTAAACCCTTGTCCACTTGTACGAGTTGATACCTCATAGTTTGCAAACAAGTTGAAGTCTACCCATTCGCGTATCATTGAAGATACCTTCTTGTGTAAACTCATTTCCCAACGATCATAGGGCTCACGCTCTGGATCATTGAAAGTTCTAATGGCCACATGAGAAAGTAAGATGACATGCATCTTTTTCTTTTGTAGTTCATCAAACATGTGTAGAAGTCTGCGATAAAGTTCAGCAGACTCTGTATAACCTTTTCCAAAACCCAAGGCTTCAATGCCTTTGACTGAATGATTTTGGCAAACCTTTTGTTGCACAAGTTTCTCAGCCCAATCAGTGGTATCAAATACCAGGGTTCTATAATCGTGATCTTCCTCAATCAATGTTTGTATTTGCTTGACGATATCGTCATAGCTTTTACATAAAGGGAAGGAAGGAACATCAATAAAGTTTGTTCCATCTTCAGTCTTAATAAAGATTGGCTTGGGTGCTTTAGATGCAAAGGTAGACTTACCTATTCCATCTGTTCCAGATACATTGATCTTCAGTGCTGGCACTTTGATTCCTGATTCTATAGTTTTCAATAAGCTCACCTTGGTCTCCTATCATAATGATTAACGTTGAGATCTTCTTGGGAACCAACATGTTCTTCCCATATATCTGTCAATGCACTTGGCAAATACATGGTATTTATTTTTTTCATTTTGCTGCAAAACTGTTCAAAGCTTTCGCAACTACCAATAACAAATTCTGAATCAGACTGAACGTCTATCAGAAAGTCTCCTATCCTACTCATTATTTTCTCCTTTTAAGGGATCAATGAATTGCACATAAGGCCTTTCATTAATCTTGGTTTGTAAACCCTTTTCAACATAATCCCAAAGATCCGGGTCATCTTCTTTGCAGACCTTTACAGCTTTAGTGTCTTCAGCATACTGAACCTTAAAAGGTATCTTGTATCCATCAGCTACACACTTAGATAAAAATTCCTGATCCCAAGACTTAGTAACTTTGTACTGAACCCTTAGATCAAATGGAATTAAATTATTAAGTGGGACCCTAGCAGATCCACCTGTATTAGAAAGTGTTTGTATGTGTTCTTGCACTTCAGGACGAGATGCAATCTCTTTATCTAACTCAGCGCTGGCTGCTTTTAATTCAGCCTGCTGAGTAAGATTTTTTTTCTTAGCCTTAAGCAAAGCTTCCAGGCAATATTCTTCTAAATTATTTTGCATTTTGTTTTTCTCCTAAAAAACTTACATACTATCTTAATGATAATTAAAACATTGTCAACAAATTTCTTTACATTTTGCACATAGTCTTTTATCATCCTATTTGACACGGTTTAATGGTGGCTTTCTACCCCCCTTAATTACTGAAGCTGCCCCTAAGAATTAAAGCGTGTCACTTATTTAGGAGAGAAATGAATTTAAAACAATACATAGAAAAGCGAGGAGAAGAATCCTTGGCCAAAGAACTTGATGTTTCAATAGAAACAATTAGGTCCTGGAGGTATGGCAACAGACAGCCTTCAGTCAACAAAGCAAAAAAACTTATGAAGCTCACCGGACATGCTCTCGATTGGGAAAGCATTTACGGAACAGTGGAGTCCTAGTGTCCTTAGATCTTAAATTTAATCTTGTTGGCGATGAGATAGACAACAACGGGCGAAGAGATATGTTGATTTCATATTATGAAAACAACTTTCATTTAATACCTTGTGGTTCAAGGGATGATGTCATACCTGATTATTTCAAACAGAGACATCCAAACGAAGAAGAAGATGTATTAATAAAGCGCTGGTCCAAAACTCCCAGAGTTAAGTGGCTTGAACATATAACCAAACAACCAACCTTAAAAGAAATAAAGCAATGGTACTTACAGTTCCCAGGATGTAATTGGGCGGTGGTCACAGGCATTACCTTTGTGGTGCTTGATGCAGACTCGCAAGAAGCATGTGACTTTGTAGAGTCAGGGCAGATCACAAGAACACCTTTGAAACAAAAGACTCCTCGTGGTGGCTATCATTATTTCTATGCTATCAATGACAACTTAACAATCAGAAACACTACAGGTCGATTGGATATCAGGGGAGAGGGTGGCTATGTCATGGTCAGTCCTTCAAACAAATATAAGTTTGAGCTTGCTGAAAGTGCTTTCATTGATTCAATGGATGATCTGCCAATGCTTAACAGTCAAGACATGAATGTCATCTATGACTTTAATAACGATGGCAAGATAGTTTCTGGACATAACACACCTTTATCAGGTGATGGCGTTGAGTCTGGTATGCGTAATGATACTTTGGCTAGACTTGTGGGCAAGTGGATCCTCGAAGGTTGGGGTATGCGTGAGGTGATCATCAAGGCCTTAGACTGGAATCAAACCAACACACCGCCAATGAGTGTGCAAGAAGTTCTGCATACAGCCAACAGTATTTGTACTGGACATTTAAAAAGAAATCCAGATGACTCTGATGTTGGCATATTGAAATGGAACACCAGTCAATGGCAGATACCTTTAGCAGATGAACTCAAAGAGATCATGGATCAAGAAGATCCCATTGATACACAAAAGTCTCAAGATACAGTTGATAGAGATCCCCTGGGACTTAAAACATTCAACGATCCTTTCTGGGATACTATGGACTCAAGCCGCATCGAACAGTTTTGGGGTGATGCATTTGTCTTTGAACAATCAAGAGTCTTGCTCTTGGGTATACCTAAGATTGGTAAGTCACATTGGCTTGGTGCATTCGCAGCGGCCGCGACAACCGGAACTGAGTTCATGGGCAAA